CTTTATTTGAGCATTTTCTTCTCTTTTGCTCGTTTTTGGCTGTTTTTGAGGTTGTGGAAGCTGGTCCGCTTCATCGGCGGCACAATATACGCATAACCCTTTGGGTAATACGAGGTTTTCTGCTAAAAGTTTCTTACACTTGTAGCATTCTAGCTTCTGAAGGTCTGTCACACTTAGTATTTATAAGGTTTTTTGACTTTTTTCTTCTTTGTAGTCTTTTTTTTAGCTTTTTTTGGTGCTGATTTTTTGTACATACCTGCGTATCCCATATTTTACTCCTTTTGTTAACATTTCCAACGTTTTCTGGCTTGCCTTAGCCTAGAATTTGGGTTTTTAGCTGCTTTTGGGAATTTTTTCATCTGTCCTGCGCTTCTTGCGCAGTAAGATTTACGTCTTTTAGCTGCTTTTGATCCTTTTTTAACTTTTCCTGTAACTGCTCCTTTAAGTTTTGACCCTGGGTTCTTCCTTCTGTAGGCTTTTATGCCCGCTTTGGTCATCCCAGCGCCTTTTTTAGTTGCCCTAAAGTTTTTTTTGTTCCTTTTGGGCATATTATCTCTTTTTCTTGGCATTATTTCTTTTTTATTTTTTTTGCGGTCTTCGCGGATTTTTTAAAAGCTTTATTTGTAGGCGCTCCTTTAGCACCTTTTTTTCGCATAGTCTCTCCAGAACCTTTTTTAATTCTTTTTCTTTTAGCGTGTATGTTTGCGTATAGTCCTCGTCTAGCCATTACTTCTTCCCTCCTTTATAGGTTTTCTTAGTATGTCCTTTAGACTTTTTCTTTTTCATTTTCATTTTTTTCACTGGTGCGTTTATACAATGCATTATTTTTTTCCTTTTTTCTTTTTCGCCTTAGCTATTTTATCCTGCAAAAACTTAGGCAAAGTTTTTTGAGCAGAAGTTAGTTTACGTTTTTTCTTTCGGGCTCTGGTAGCCATTTCTTGTTTACTAGTCATTATCTTCTCCTTTTGGTTCTAAATATTGTGTATCTACCCCAGCTAACTTTAGCAGCTCGGAATCTGGTAGCCTTTCTAATCTTTCTAATTTATCGACGTTTATATTAACTTGGGTTGCTTGTTCGGGTGCAAATAGACCGTGGAGCTTGCATAGAGAATCGACAACATTTTTTTCTTCGGTAGAAGTCGCGGATTTTCTGTGGGCTTCTAAATACATTTGGGTCGCGGTGTTACGATCAAACTTAACTTCTTCTCGCATCTCTTCTCTTAGATATTGGACAGCTTGTTGCACCTTTGGTTTTTTAAAAACTTCGTACACTGAATCTTGGTTCTTGTACCCCGCTGCACGACCCGCGGCCGCTTTGCTCATACCACGTAAAAAATACAAAATTACTCTTTCTTCTTGGACCGAAAGCTCGGACAACTTTACGCCAGCGTAAGGAAAATGCGACTGAAGTTCAGTTCTGTCTTCGTCGGTTACTTCAACTACTTGAGAAGTTAATAAGCTCATGTGTCCAAAGTAACACATTGGGGTATATCTTGTAAATTTTTTGTTGAAAAATTTTTTTTGAAAAAATGTGAAATATATCGCTCATACATCTTCTCCTCTATCATCACAGACCCCACTCCGACCCCGATTCGTTTTCCGTTGACACTTTTTA